AACACGGATCGCCCTTAACGTGCATACATAAGTCCACAGTTTCCGCCAATAAACGATAAAATATTATATCGTTCCTCAAAAATATGCATGTCATAATTATACGTATATAACGCCCATCCTGGTTTTGTGCTAACTGATAAAGGAGTTCCCGTTTCATCACATACAATATCGACTTTTGAACCCTCTATATTGATCGGGGGAAGGAATGTTGTCAATTCTAGTTCAATTGTTTTAAATTTACTTAAATTAATAGCACCAGAGGGTTGGTAATCATAAGGACTTGTATTCAAACAAAAGTTATAACAATATAATCCCTCTTTAGCAAAACCCGCGGTTCGCGTATATTTTTCTATGTAATCATAGATACCACGAGGGAACAGATTTTCTCTATAATCACCGTCCAAGACTACACCGAATGTTTCTAAAATATCTCGCCGGTTTGAAGGTGAAAAATCACCGGTTATGTAAATATTATCTGTTCCCACTCCAGATACATCACTTCCATTTATCGTTGCTAGATTAGGTCCTAATACAATATTGCTAGGAACGATATCGTGCATAGGCCAGTTTGTATAATTCGACCATTCATTACGCAACAATACGTCATTACGTCGTAAATACCACATCCAGTTTGACACCATTCCATTCGAAGACTCAAGTTTCACTCTGTTCGAACCAATAATGTTCAAAAAATCGTATTCGAAAACATCTTTTACTAAATATACTTGGTCTTCTGCTGCAAATAATTGTTGTTCTTCACTAGATAGAAAACAATATGTAGAAACCAAGTGCACATCTGCATTCCACGTTCTAACCTGATTCAAATAATCCGAAGATGCAATATTAACACTAGGAGGTGTTTGCAAAAATCGATACATCTGAAATCGATCTTGGTTAAAGTCTGGGCTAACATATGGAAATCCATTCGATGCATCAAAAACATCGCGTACCTGGAATAATTCTTGTATCGGTCGTAGTGTTACATTTATAATGAGTTCGTTATATTGTAAATTAACAAGGGGGAAAGCACATCGACTATCCATTGTAAACCAGGCGTTGATGGGAATATAAATTTCGCGACCCCTTATAGAAGGTTCAGCACCAGATGAATTCGTTGTATAGTAAGAAGATGGATATGTTCCAACTTTATCACCACGCGCTGACCATTTTGCAGGATTATTCAGCTCTGGTACATTCCCCGACATATTATTAAACAGATCCGTTTTATCGGAACTAAAGTCGCGCTGTACCAATGCCGATAGGTACTCACCCGAATACCTCTGTAATAAAGTAGTACCGCAGGTTATTTCAATTTGTCTTATCATTTGTGCACCCAAGTTTTCAATCCAACGAAACTCATAAGGAGACCATTGGTTGTTAGTATCGACAGTAGGAGGATAGATTGGACTCCAAATGTCGGGGATTGAAATAACCACATATGTATCCATTAAAAGATCGCCATATCGTTTCATCTTGAAAGTATAAGTGGAGTTATCCGTTAAACGTATATCACGCATACCTTCATAATCTAAGCGAAACTTTTGCAATCCGAAATTCGTATATTTAGAATAAGCAACTTTGAAAAAAGTTTTGGTAGGATTTCCGGTCAATATTAAATTCATAGTTCCCACGGCAATAATATTTAATAATCCGCCAGCCATGTTTGTCTATTTGTCTATTATATATTATACTATATCGGGATTTATATATTTTTACTCTCAAATAGTATCCATAGTTATAGTATAGTATCTTTCAAATAGTATGGCTGGAAATTTAATAAAATATATTTTACTTTTTACAATAGCTGCAATATCGATTTACATTATTTATAGGATGATCAAAGAGCGCCACGCTAATAATTCGAATTCTTCCACCATGGTTTTACCATATTCTGATACGGCAACTACGGCGCAACTAAATGAGCTTTATTCGGTAGAGAATACGACAAACGGTTCAGGAATAACCAATTTTTCAGGAGGAGGAGGTAGCCCAACTAATTTACGCGATTATTGTATCAAAGCTTCTTTTAATAGTGCTTTTACGGGTAAATATGTGTGTCAGGATATGGTGAAATATGTTTTGCAACGTGGATGCCGATTCTTGGACTTTAGTGTATATATACAGGATAGTATACCAATTGTCGCATATTCCAATTCTACTACAGATCCGTCTTATACCTCGTTTACTTCGCTAGCTCCTTCTCTTTCTTTAGCCGGTGTTTTTTCCACAATTATGTCAAACGCTTTTTCAAATACTTCACCAAATCCAGCGGATCCTCTTTTCATCCAACTACACATCAATACTTATTTGCAAGATGGGTTTCAAACTGTTGCTAAAGTTATTGCGAGTACTTTAGGCGCAAGATTATACCAAGGATCGAACGGAAAAGCAACCACTGTCTCGTTGGACTCTCAAATTATGGATATGATGGGTAAAATTGTTATCATCATCGATAGTACAACTTCACCCGGATTCCAAAATTATGTATCTTGCAATTATGGAGATAACACTTGCTATAATTTGAAAGACTATGCGAATATGATTAGTGGTCAAGGTACGTTGCGACTATACACTGAGGATCAATTGATGCGTCAATCCATCAATCCACCAGACCCTTCGGTCTATTTGATGCGAATTGTTTTGCCTGTTCCCGGATTCTTTTATGGTGTGGTTAATCCGGATTCCATGTACTTGATACAGAATTATGGGGCACAGTTTGTAGCCGAGGCATTTTATAATAACGATACACGTTTGCGTAATTATGAAGCCTTGTTTAGAAAATACAAGTCGGCATTTGTTCCGTTGACTTCTGCTATAGCTTATATCCAAGGACAATAGACCTTAATCTCTATCGGTGGATAATATATATTATCCACCAAAAGAACTTGGACTTTCTAATTTTTTGTAGCCATTTGGCTACAAAAACACGGATAGCCCTTAACAATAAAAATATAGATATATTATAGCTATCATAAATGAAATTTAGAAATATGAAAAATATGGAGGATAAAACGAAAGATAAAACGAAGGATAAAACGAAGGATAAAACGAAGGATAGAACGAAGTATAGAATGAAGGATAGAACTCTGAAAAAGAAATATGAATCGAATGAATGTACAAATGAAATGACTTTTGAAGAATGTGAGTTGGCTATTCTGCGTCATGCCGTTGACGAAAACGATAAAGTTTTGCGTCAAAAAATGGTATCCGGTGAAGAGATCCAAAAAATGGTTTCTATCGTCGAGGATTTTTTGACGAAGAAAAAGTTGATTTGTTATGGAGGAACTGCGATAAATAATATTTTGCCAAAATACGCTCAGTTCTATGATCGCGATATTGAAATACCAGATTACGATTTTTATTCAGCTAATGCATTGGATGACGCAAAAGAGCTGGCTGATATATATCACACTGCTGGTTATGCTGATGTAGAAGCGAAAACCGGTGTACATGAAGGGACATATAAGGTTTTCGTCAATTATATTCCCATGGCAGATATAACCTATATACACCCAGAGTTGTTCGATGCATTTGCAAAAGATGCTGTATCCATTGCCGGAATCAAATATGCTCCTCCGAATATCCTCCGTATGAATATGTATTTAGAATTGTCTCGACCTGCGGGAGATATTTCGCGATGGGAAAAGGTATTGAAACGTTTGACTTTACTAAACACCTATTATCCTATGAAAATCGATTACGATTGCACAAATGTTGATTTTCAACGACATATGGATACACATGAAGAAGAATCGGCTGAATTATATACTACGATCCGCAATGTCTTTATTGACCTGGGAGTTGTTTTTTTCGGAGGATATGCATCCTCTTTGTATTCAAGATATATGCCCAAGTCGCAACAACGTTTAGTCAAGAAAATACCAGATTTTGATGTTTTGTATGATGATCCTGATAAATGTGCTATCATTGTCCAAGAAAGATTAAAAGAATTAGGATACAAAGACATTAAAATTATTAAACACCCGGCTATTGGTGAAATCATACCGGAACACGTGGAAATAAAGTACGGCAAAGATATCTTGGCTTTTGTTTATAAACCAGTAGCTTGTCATAATTATAATACATTGACTATTGGAAATCAGGAAATAAATGTTGCTACGATTGATACTATCTTAAGTTTTTATTTGGCTTTCATGTATGCGAATGCCCCATATTATTATAAAGATCGTATTTTGTGTATGGCGCAGTTTCTTTTTGAGGTAAAACAAAAGAATCGTTTGTCTCAACGAGGGTTATTGAAACGTTTTAGTGTAAGTTGTTATGGAAAACAAGAAACACTAGAAAGTATTCGCGCAAAGAAGGCTGCTAAATTTAAAGAACTTCGCAGTAATAGAAACAGCAAGGAATATGAAGAATGGTTTTTGCGTTATAATCCGGGGGAACAAAAAAATGTCGAATCAGGACCAAATGAAAAGGACAAGGAAAAGGAAAAGGACAAGGAAAAGGAAAAGGACAAGGAAAAGGAAAAGGACAAGGAAAAGGACAAAATAAAAAACAAACCTGCCTCTTCTAAAAAAAACAAAACAGTAAAATATCGAAAATTATTTGATATAGCACGGTTTTTCTCTACATAAATAGGTTCTATCTAGGGTAAAAACATGTTAGACTTTATTACATTCTAACATATTTTAGGGAGTATGGTATGCGGAATACACTAAACTTTACTCTTTGTTTTTGACGCGGACTTTAATTCAGCAACTTCTTGTCTCAGTTCTTGGATTGCTTTGACTAACAAGGGTATCAACGTAGTATAACTAACCAATAGCTTATTCGGATTGGTTTCATTCACTAAGTTTGGTATATATGTGTTAGTGGAGTCTTGAGCTTCTAGTACCTCTTGTGCAAGAAGACCTATTTCTGGTCTACCTTTTTTAGACTCGCCTCCTTCACGCATATCCCACGTAAACCTAACAGGGTTTAGCTGATCCATGAATGGACCGATCGATTCTAATGGTATAACGTCGGTTTTATCTCTTGCATCAGAAAGGGTGTTGAATGTTCCCGATGTTTGAACAGTTGTTATACTGGAGTTCCCCAATACAATTTGATTACTTTGACTAATCTGGGCGCCATAACCTATAGCGGTTGAATTGCTAATGTTAGAACTATCAATTGTATCACTATATGCACCCAACAATGTACAATTATAACTTTTATTGAAATTTGAACTTCCTGCATATGCACCTAATGCTGTATTGTATGTATTTGGAGGTATTAGGGTTGATTCTTGATTATTAGAAAAGGTGTTATATCCAACCGCTGTATTATAACATGAGTGTTTTACAATATCTAGCGATTGATGTCCAATACCAATATTACCATTACCTGATACATTATTCACTATTGAATTATATCCAAGACCAATATTATAATCGCCGGTTTGATTAGCAAATAAAGAAGAATAACCTATTGCAGTATTAGTAACACCTTGTGTATTAGTATATAACGATTGATATCCTAGAGCTGTATTATAACTTCCCGTATCATTTTGATATAGGACTTGATATCCAATAGCAGTATTATATGTGCCATTAGTACAATTCGTCATTGCGTCATATCCAATCGCTATATTGAATTCGAGAGGATAAGGACCAGTTGTTCCTGTATTAATATCCGGTAATGATCCAGTTCCAATTGCTAGATTCCCTTGAGGAAATTCGTTTATAATATTTGATCCAGTAAATCCAGGTCCTTGAATTCCTTGAGGTCCAGTAGGACCCGTAAACCCATTAGCACCAGTAAAACCTGTAGCCCCGACCTTTCCTGTTGGACCGGTAAAACCCGTATATCCAGTTTGACCCATAGGGCCCGTTTGACCAGTAGATCCTAATCCAGTAGGTCCAGTAGTACCACTAGGTCCAGTAGGTCCGGTTGACCCAGTAGTACCAGTAGCACCAGTAGATCCTAACCCAGTTGGACCGGT